GCAGAAGATGCACAATAAATTGTATTCTGTTGGTCAAGCTAACCTGAATACTAATAATGCAAGTCAAAACGAGGTATTTAACCCGTATGTGTTACCAAAGGGGTATTACGTAAAAACATACCCATTCGACACAGGCTACCGACCCGCAGTATATGTGCAGAAAACGGGCGATGACAATACTACTCCGTTAACAGCAAGGCAGTATCTATCGCAAGAGTTAAAGAACGTGCGATTGAAGATAGACATAGAGGGGTGGGAATTAAACGGGCAATTAGTTAAACCGAATAGGATTGTAACCGTACAGAACCCCGACATATTCCTGTATGAGCGTTCACGGTGGTTTGTGGAGCAGGTGGATTTACGGGGCGACAACAACAGAGAAACAGCGACATTGTATTGTGTACTTCCTGAATGCTACACACAGGGAGATGTGAAAAACGTATTTACAGGAACTAATCTGACTGTGCCATTCGGGGAAGGTGGCGCACACGCAGTTATAACACCATTCGACCAACCATGATAGCGATATTCACAACAGCAGGCACATCAATCAGCAACTTCAAGCGGAAGGTTAAAGCCCTTTTATTTGGCAAGGACGATGTGCGTGAGGCAAGCGAATCTATGCCCTGGGGATATGACGGGAATCCAATATCTAATGTGAACGGGGTGTATTGTAATACCACTACCGTTGGCAGTCCTGTTGTTATCGGATATATCAACAACAAGCAGAAAGCAGAAACGGGGGAATCACGTATATTTGCTACTGATAGTTCGGGTGCGTTCAAGTATAACGTGTGGCTGAGGAATGACGGTACGGTGCTGATAGGTGATAGCGATAGCCCAAGCGCATATACGAACAATCTGATTAAATGGACGGAGTTTAATTCGGTGATACAGGCATATTTGACATTGCAGAATGCAGCTATAACAACGGCAATATCAAGTCTTGGAGGTGCTTATGTTGCGCCTACTGCGCCTAACTTTACATCGTCTAAAACAACAAAAATAAAAGTGAATTAATATGTTAGTGTGGTTTAATAAATCCGATATAGAGCAAACAGAGAATCCGACAACGATTGCGAATGCGATTGCTGCGATTGATTCCATTATCCTCACATTGCTTGCGGCGATGGCTAAAGCAGCCACGACAGCGAACATGGAGGAATACCGTTTGGACGATGGACAGACAAAAATATCGGTACGGTATAAGGATTTGCAAGCATTGAGCGCATCGCATCAGGCATTGATACGGGTAAAGCAATACTACATCAATGCTAAGAATGGTCGTATGAGCCGACTGATGGATAGTAAAAATATGCCTAACTGGAGAATATACAACGTATAATGAAAATACTCGGTTTTGAAATAAGGAAAGCCCCGCAGGTTGAATCTAAGCAGGAAGAGCCACAACCGCAGGCATCTACGAACATCGGACTTGCTCCCGGCTATGCGGGTTACAACCGTGTGTTCCAAATGAACTTTGACGGGGAAAAAGACCTCGGTGGTATCGGACCCATACGCAAGTACGTAATTGACCACGTTGCGTTACGTATGCGAGGGCATCAGCTGTATCTTGAATCTGATGTGTGCCAGGCGTTATTCAACCGTTCGGCAATGTGGGGCATCGGGTCGGGATTGAAGTTGCAGGCAAGCCCCGAAACGGACGTATTGAAGATGTACGGGGACAACATGGATTCGGAGGAATTTAACAATACCGTTGAGAGTTTGTTCTATGTGTATGCAAATAATACATTTTGCGACTATGCAGGCAACAGAACATTGCACGAGATAGCGGCAGAAGCATGGATAAACAGCGATGTAGGTGGTGATGTGTTGTTGGTGATGCGACTGGAGAACGGCATGCCGAAAGTGCAACTGATTGACGGAACGCACTTGAAAACACCTCAAATGTTCGGCGCATCGAATACGATGGACGTGTTTAACCCCGAAACGAAAAACAGGGTTCGGAACGGTGTTGAATTAGACCCCAAAGGCAACCACGTAGCGTATTGGGTATTCAAAGGGTTGTCAGGCGATGTTATTGGCGATTACGAGCGCATTCCTGCCCGTTTGGACAAGTACCCATACACAGAGATGGCACGACTGATTTACGGGCTAAAATACCGCATAGATAACGCAAGGGGTATTCCGTTGATTACAGCCGTAATGGAAACTGCCGCTAAGATGGCAAGGTATAAAGAGGCAATGGTAGCGGGTGCGGAAAGCAGGGCAAAGATTGCGTTCAGTATCGAACATGAAGCGTTTAGTACGGGTGAGAATCCGTTGGTAGGGCAGATGGCACAAGCCGCAGGTTTCGGGCCACAAACCGACCTGCCGACAGATAGTTACGGTGAGAACTTAGCAAACAGGGTAACTGCGACAAGTGAGAATCAGGCATACAACATGCCGAACGGGGCTAAGTTGGTGATGCACGAATCAAAGCAAGAGAATGGGTTTACCGACTTCTATACGACTAACTTTGACATCGTTTGTGCGGTTGCGGGCTATCCACCCGAAGTGATAATGAGTAAGTACAATAGTAACTACTCTGCATCAAGGGCGGCAATAAAGGACTTTGAGCACACGTTGAAAGTGAAGCGTAATAAATTTGCGCAGCAGTTCTATCAGGTAGTGTATAATTTCTGCTTAGATACATGGGTGTTATCGGGTCAGGTGAAATTGGACGGGTATCTCACAGCATTGGCGCAACAGAATCAGATGGCATTGTCTGCGTATCGTTGCGCACGTTGGGCGGGTGATGCAGTTCCGCATATCGACCCATTCAAGGAAGTTAAGGCAATCCGTGAAATGTTGCCCGAGAACAGCAAGAACATGCCATTGATTACGTTTGAGCAGGCGGTGGAGATGTTGGATAATGGCGACTTCTCAGATGTTATGAAGCAATACATAAAAGAAAAAGAAAACGGAGAATCATTAGGGATAGAGGAATCGGGCAAGACCGAAGAACCGTTACCGAATGGCAACCCTGCAAATCAAAACGACTAATATGGAATTTCTAAATCCGATAAACGACATACGTCCTGCAATAATAGCACGTATGCAAGACGAATACAAGGCGCACTTGTTCTACCGTAACGCATCGAATTGGTGCGACATTGCGGGATTCAGTAAAGCGGCTGCATACTTTGCAGGTGAGGCAGAATCAGAATTGCAGCACGCATTGAAGTTGCAGAAGTACCTGAACGACTGGAACATCAGTTACGCCATGCCGACTGCATCAATACAGGTAAGTTTCAGGAACTTGCCCGACCTGTTGCGTAATGCGTATGAGTTGGAAGCTAATCTGTACAAGGCGTATCAGATAGACGCCACAGCAGCAATGGCGATGGATATATCAGCGTTTAACTTGCTATCCGAAATGGTACAGATACAGTACGAATCAGTGGCGGAATATCGCACGTTGTTGGATAAATTGGAGTTGACAAGCGATATGCTGATTTATGAGGACGCAGCCTTTGGTTAGTATCATCACGCCTACGACACACGACAGGGCGGTTTTTAATGAGCGGATAGTTCAGATTGTCGAAGGACAGGACTATCCGCACATTGAGCATGTAATGAGTTATGCCGATGAACCGAATACGGGTAAGAAGCGTAACGATATGATTGCATCGTGTCGTGGCGAAGTGATAGTGAACATGGATAGTGATGATTGGTACGCATCGGATTGGGTCAGTAGAATGGTTGACCTGCTTATGCATAGTGGCGCAGACGTTGCTGGGTTGAAGAAAGCGTATTTCTACAAAGAACCTGAATTGTGGTCGTACACATATCCTGCGAATGACTTGTATCTGTTCGGGGCTACGATGTGTTATACCCGTTCGTTTTGGGAGCGCAGCCCGTATAAGACGTTACGTGTAGGAGAGGATAATGAGTTTACGCAGAAAGGTTGTAAGATAGCCGTATCGGATTACATTAATGGGTTTGTGGCAACAGTGCATGCGGATAATACAAGCCCTAAGAATATGACGGGTGAAAGGTGGGTAAAAGAAAAGGCAACCATAAAAATGGTCGCCCCAAATATTTCCACTCAAAAACCGATGTAAAGTTAGTAAAAAAAGCCCGTATAGAAATACGGACTCCAATTTAACTAACAAAATCTTGTGGGTTATTTTTAAGCGTTCCCATTATTTGTGTGTTATGTATCGGTAGTAGTAAATGGTTTCGTCAATAACCTGTTCTTTCTGCAATATGCCACTACGACTGATTGCCATGCTCCAATCCATATCCTCACCAAAGTTCTTTTCGGGGAATGAGAATTGTTTGGCAATAGATGCCTTAATTGTATTCAGGTGGTTCGGTGGGCGATAATATACATCGTCTTGTTCAAACCACGACCCGTACTGAATCGAATGTACAAACCTTTTCGGGTTCTTCCCATCGGTAGTTATTACACCGTTCAGGCTGCAACAATCTGGGTTGTGTTGTATTGCTGATAGTACACTATATACATAATGTTCAGGAACTACATCATCATCATCAATAAAGCATAC